CCAAGAAGCATCATGATTGGAGAGATGTTTTAAAAATATTAAATAGGTTGTACTTGGATTGGGGTGATCAAAAATTCATACCTCATTTCCAGACATTTATTAATCAGAGGCAATGGGAAATGTTTGATATCAAGAAAAAGAAACCAAGCCCTTATGGAACAGAATTTGATTGGAGGAAAAATTATGAATAAGTTTGAAATAAAAAAAGTAAATAGATATACAAGAGCAAGTCATGATGGAAAGCGTATTGTTTGTACATGTAATGCCCCAATACGAGTTTTTCATTTTTCTTGGAGTGCTATTAAATGTGTTGATTGCGGTCAAGACATAAAAAAAGAAGATTGGACAATAGGTCTTACAGACAAGCAAAAATATAAATGGGTCTGGGAAGGTCGTAAAGGATATAAAACTTTAGTTAAAAGAATAAACACAAGCCTTGTTGATGTATTAGATATAGACATTAATACAAGTGACTATCCAGACTTTTGCGATAGTTTTATAACTGATGCAGTTTGGCATGATGGAACAATTCTAACTGATGAAGAATATGAAGAATTAAATGATGATGGTGATTATCTATATGCCCAAATCGAAAACCATTTATATTAGGAGATATTATGTCAATACAATATTTCGGAACTAAAATGCAAATGCACCAACAAAGGGTTGAATACATGAAAGAACAAACAATAAAACCTAAAGGAGTTACCATGAGATATATAAAAAGATTTTTAATTTATTTATCGTTTTTATCAGCAATAGTATCAGCCAGTTGTTTGATCTATATAGTGCAATGGCTTGAGGCTTTACGCAAAGGATGGCTTGTTTAAGTCATTTTCAAAAAAAAATGGACTCGAAATATTCGATTCTAGCAACTTTAATGGGTATAGCTAAACCTCGCTATACCCCTAAATGAGGAAAATCATGCAATACAATTCATTAGACTCAGAGAGAGCAGTCGTAGGTGGCCTACTATTAGAGCCTTGTGTTCATAGGGTGGCTGCTACTAGATTAACGGAAGAAGATTTTAGCGATGAAAAGCTAGGTTACACTTTTAGATGTATCAATAACATGTATCGAGATGACATACCAATAGATGTTGTTACAGTTAGAGATTTTATAAGTAACGATCCTCAACCTAAGAGTAGGTCCTGGATGGTTGATTTTCAATTTTTAGCATTGTTGTTAGAGAACTCTACAGGTGTTAATAATATTGAAAGTTATGCTAAACATGTGAGAGAGTGTCGTATTAATAATGCAATAGAAGCTCTAAAAAAAGATATTAAATACGAGAACTATCAAGATACAGTATCTCAAATACAAAATTACGAGTTAGAATTAGAAGATAAAGATGAGAGTCATGTTAAATCTATTGTAGGAAAAACTGTAGATTACATGCAAAGTTTAACTACAAATCAAGTAGGACTGTCTAGTGGTCTTAAATCATTAGATGCTTTATTGTCTGGCTTCCGTCCAGAAACACTTAATGTAATTGCAGGTCGGCCTAGTATGGGTAAATCTACTTTAGCTTTAAACATAGCGGATCATGTTTCTAAGTCTAATAATGTTTTGTTCTTTTCATTAGAGATGAGTCAAGTCCAATTAATGCTTAAATTAGCTTCATCACATTCTAATGTACACCTTTCAAAGATTACTAACCAGAATATGAATGATGCTGAATCTGAAAATTTTTATAAACAAATGAATAAGATTGGACACCAGAATATGACTATTGTTGATAAGTTTGGCATGTCAATATACGACATCACATCTAGAGCCAGACAAATAGACAGTCAAAACAAGTTAGATATGATAGTGATTGATTATCTACAAATCATTAAATATGATAAACAAAGAGAAGTTTCTGAGTTAGGTAGTATTAGTAGAGAGTTAAAGTATTTGTCTAAAGAACTACAATTACCTGTAATATTGCTATCACAATTGAATAGAAGTGTTGAGCAAAGACCAGATAAAAGACCGTTTATGAGTGATCTAAGATCTTCTGGTGAGATTGAGCAAGATGCTGATACAATTATGATGGTTTATAGAGATGATTATTATAATCCAGAGGATACAGAGGACAAGGGTTTAGCTGAGTTAATAATATCTAAAAACAGAATGGGTCAAATAGGTTTTGTTAAGACTCAATTCTTAGGTCAATATTCTAAATTTCAAGATGAGGAGTTAAATATATATGACAAATAAAATTAAACATGTAACACAAGAAAGATTAAAAGAATTATTTACATTAACTAGTAAAGGTTTGTTTTGGAAAACAAATAGGCCAGGGGTGGTGGTTGGAACAGGTGCTAGTCTTCATAAATCTTCTGGATATAAAGTTCTTAAAGTAGATTATCGTCAATACAGAGAACATCGATTAATATGGCTTTTTGTGTATGGGAGTCTACCTAAGACATTAGATCATATAGATGGAAACAAATTAAATAATCGTATTCAAAACCTTAGAGAGGCTACTCAATCACAAAATTGTCATAACACAAGATTGTCTTCTCGAAGCACATCTGGAGTTAAAGGTGTGACTTGGCATAAGCCAACAAAACAATGGCGAGGTAGAGTTAAATTACATAGGAAAGAATATAGTGCAGGTTATTTTAATGATCTGGAAAAAGCTCAAATAGCTGTATGTAAACTGAGAGAAAAATTACATGGGGAGTTTACAAATAATGGATAAAAATTCACTATATTATATTAATGAGCCTACCTGTATTAGTTTTTCTGGAGGACGAACTTCTGCGTATATGCTACATAAGATATTAGAAGCACATGATGGTGATCTTCCAGAGTTTGCTAAGATTACTTTCGCTAATACAGGCAAAGAAATGCCGCAGACTTTAGACTTTGTTAGAGATGTAGGTGTTAACTGGGGTGTAGATATTGTCTGGCTTGAAAGATATGCTAGAAAATCTAGGGATGATGAAAAAAACAAGTATGCTTATGATACAAAGGTTGTTACCTATGAAACTGCTAGTCGTAATGGGGAGCCTTTTGCAACATTAATAAAAGTCAAGGGTTATGCACCAAATCCTGTTGCTAGATTTTGTACTGCTGATTTAAAGATTAGGGCCATTAAGGAATACTTAGTTGATCAATGTGGTTTTGAAACACCCTATACCTCTTTCATTGGCATCAGAGGTGATGAAGTAAGAAGGGCAGTTAAATTAAATGGCACAATAGAAAGTGGTCAAGAAAGATATTTGCCTTTGTATCTGGAGGGTGTTACTGCTAAAGATGTTGGAAAATTTTGGGATCAGAATAATTTTGATTTAGATTTACCAAACAATAATGGTGTTACAGATTGGGGTAATTGCGATTTATGTTTTCTTAAAGGACATAAAAAGAAACAAAGTTTAATACGGGCCAGACCAGATCTTGCTGATTGGTGGATTAATCAAGAACAATCATTAAGTAAAAAAGTTGGCTCTGCTGCATTCTTTAGATCTGATCAACCAAGCTACAAAGTAATGCAAACTATAGCTTTAGAGCAAACAAGTATCTTTGATGATATTTTTGATGATGAAACCATACCTTGTTTTTGTGGAGATTAAGATGAAATCTAGTTTAAAAGTTATATCTATATTGTTTATAATTGGGTTATTGACTGCCTGTAATACGACATCAGAACAATTACAATGTCATCCTATAGAGGTCAATGAATGTACTGGTTGGTTAGGTGACAAACCTATATACATCGAGCAGTAGTAAGAAATTAGGGTATTCAATAATGCATTCTTTTAGCATTACATTTAGTAGCTTCCAACTGAAGAGTACCCTAACTTGTTATAACTAGGGGAGAGAAGTATGGAAAAGGTAATGGAAGTTGTAAACACAATCTTGAAAAACAGATCTTTGACAGTTTTTTTAGGAATTTGTGTGGTCGCTTTGTTCTTTGGATGGGTCGGTGGCTAATACAGTACACGACAATATCAAAAACCCCTCACACTATACCCAAGGCAAGATAGAGGCTAAGACATTTATTGTTGACCAAGATATGACTTGGGCAATAGGTAATTCAGTCAAGTATCTTGTTAGGTATAGATGGAAACATAAAGGTGAGGGGCGAATCCATGATCTCCGAAAAGCAATAGAGAACATCGAGATTGAGATCGACAAATTGTTGGCTCAAGATGAAATTAACAGTAATGGCAAGGTATAGTACAAAAGCTAAAAGATATCAAATATTAGATGAAATAACTGATAATACAAAAGATGCTTTAGAATTAGCAAGAGAAGAGGACACACCCAGGGATGTTGAAATAAGAATATTACTGGCTTTGGTTGTAAGAGATCTAGATGTCCTAAGAGGCGAAGAGTATGGGGAAACAATATAAGAGGATTGCTTTAAAGTTTAATCTAAATCCAGTTCCTGCCGCCAGACCAAGAGTTTCCAGATGGTCTACATACTACCCAAAGAAGTACACTCAATTTAAAAAAGATATGTTAGCACTAACAAGTGAGTTAGATGTTACTCCTACTGAAAACTTGGTTGCTATGGGTATGGTATTTAATGTAAAGATGCCTACTGCTTGGCCCAAGAAGAAAAAACTGGAACAAAATGGTCAGTATTGCGATAACAATGTAGACCTAGACAACTATCAGAAAGCTATCTTAGACTCTCTGAATGGTGTCTTATACTTAGATGATCGCCAAGTTGTTAAGATAATGACTGTCAAGAGATGGAGTGATACTCCAAATATTAAAATAGAAATGATACCTACAGGAGAAAAATGGAAACACTTACCAGAGATGAATTGATAGTAGAACTTGCTAAAGATTATGGAAAAAGAGCAAGAGTATTAGGCCTTAAATTTGAAGAGGCTTATGATAAGTATGTTAAGAGATGTAGTGTAAGAACATATGAGAATCTTCTACAACAATTTACTGTTGGTAATTTATCGGATCCTGTAAAAATTAAACCTGTACTAAATGATAACGAATATATTATATCTGCCCCATCAGAAGATGACTGCGAAGATGGTGTTTGTAAGTTGTAATATTTTAATCA